CCATTCCCAGAAGGCCCTCAACATGTCTACGTTCACCATCCCCAAGTCCTTTTTCGTTTCTTCATCGACCTCCTCAAAATTGGACCTGCTTTCGTCCGCCGACGCCGGCGCGATAGTGGCACCGATCAGCTCGGTGTCCCGCAAGCAATCCTCTTCCAAGACCAATCCAATCTCGATCACCTTCGTGATTGGAAAATCAAACCCGTCCGCAAACCTCATCCGCTCAAGCTCAAACTGTCCAAACTCGAGGAAAACTTCGATCGCCTGAAGAAGAAGGCTATCGGAGAAGACCGCAGAACCATGCGTATTCTCAAGTATCAAAGTCAAAGTCGCGGTGTCCGCATTCGCACTATGCAACCGCCCCTCGATATCGTTTGGGAGCATGCTCTCGTTCCTGAAGATCCTCCTCTCGTCTTCAATGACGAAATGTTTTCCACTGTTACCGCCAAAGTGGATGACTACGTCAAAGCCAGGGTTCAGACTTTTGTGTCAGACCCTGAGGTTCACACTGCCCTTCAAAATGCTGCCAATGGAGCTATAGACTCACCCGAGTTTAGGCTCCGCATGACCGACTTTTTCACTGATGTCATAAAGGCTGCGTCCAACAAGATCTTCAACTTTCCAAAGATGAATGACGACATTCGCATGGTCCTCCGCCTTGTGAAATGTTTGTCTGTGGCTGCCCTTGTGGTAGCCTGTCTCAGATTCATCCCCATGGCTATTCCACTTTGCCTTGGCATTCTCAAGTTCATCTCACCCGTTCCTCTCGACACGTCCTCAGTGGCCAATCGTTTTTCCGACGAGATTGGTCACTTTGAGATGGATGGTACCTTTAAGCTAGATCCTCTCAGCATGCCGGAAGTTGATCTCAATTACTTCCGCAAAGGTATTACCATCGTCTGGCCTTTTCTCACGACCATGTTCTTCAGCTGGCTTGCCCTCCCAGAAGCCATGAGTGCTCTCAGCACCCAAAATTTCGTCAAGTTCAGTCTCATCCCCAAGCTCACGTCGTCCGCCGACTTTGTTGCTACAGCCGTCCTAGACTTCTTTCAGGAGTGTATGGACTGGTTATCGACGAATTCGTACATCTCTCAGTACTATCGCCTCAAGACCTACGGCCGCGAGGAACTTGATGAGTGGGCCGATGATGTCCTCGCCGCCATTCGCAAGTATCAGTCCAACATCCTTTCAGCTGATCGTGGCTTCCTGTCTCACTTGACCTATCTTGACCTATGCTATGTTCAATTTCTCAAGCGTCATTCATTGGTCGAGGTCGCCGTCTTACGCAGTCTCCAGCCTCTCCACGGTCGACTCGCACGTCTCATGGAGGTCGTGGCACGTAAGTGTAACGATGCTCTCAGTTTTCGCCAAGAACCCGTTGTCCTGTTTCTCTATGGACTTCCCGGTGTTGGCAAGTCCGGCATGCTTCCCAAGCTTTGCTATGCTCTTTACTCGCTCACCGAGCCCTCAGTCCCTTTCCCTGCCGAACAACAAACCCGCTATGT